AATCGCGTCCGAGCTTGATGTAGACCGATTCCTCGTGGTGGTAGGTTCCGATCCCGACGATTTCGCGCTTGCCGTAGGCGGCGATCTTGTCGAACTCGTCGGTGTCGTTGTAGAGCCGGGTTCGGGCATCGAGCGTGAGTGTGTTCTTGGGGGTCTCGATGTCGTCGAAGGCGAGGAAGTGGGCTCGGAGTCCGGGCAGCGAGCCGTCGATCCCGATGGCGGTGAATGACGCGAAGGCGTGGTCGAGCTGGGCCGGCCCGACGTAGAACATCTTGCGTGCGTCGATGTGCTCGCGGGACGGTTGCAGGTGCTGGAGGAAGAAGCAGGCCGCGATCCACTGGCGCGCGAGGTTGAGGGCCTTCATGGCGTGGTCGAGCGACTTGGAGATGTAGACGACTTTGGTTTCGGGGTCGGTGTAGAGCCGGCGGAGGCATTCGGCGGTGAGCCGGTAGGTCTTGCCGAGCGAGCGCGGGCCCAGGATGATGCGGTGCGGGTCGGGCTCGGGGTCGTGCTCGGTCGCGGCGCCGGCGATGAAGCTGACCATGTCGGCTTCGGTGTCGTCGATGGGCGCGTGGCGGTCGAGTCCGCGGTCGGCCCATAGCGCGCGGTGGAAGTAGACGGGGTCGTCGCCGAGCCGGTTGTAGAACCGGAGCTTGTCGGCGTCGATGATGGTGACGCCGGAGGCGCCGTTTTCGACGGTCATGCGGTTGCGGCGTCGTCGTGCTCGGTGTCGACGGGTGGTAGCGGGCCCAGCTTGACGTCGCCTCCGATGCGTCTCATGAGGTCGTGCTCGCGGCGCTCGTCTTTGGGCGATGCGTGGGCCGGTCGCTCGGCGGCGAGCTTGAGGAGGCGGCAGGCGTTGTTGAGGAACGCGGAGGGCACGCGCGTGTCGGGGTTGGATTCGTAGAACTCGAGCTCGCGCACGACGAGCCGGTGCAGGCGGTCGCGGAGCTGCTCGGTGGAGTCGGTCACTCAATCCTCCTCTGGGAACTGCTGCGCCATGAGGTCCACGAGGTTGCGGACCCCGATGATGTTCATGGGGAGCGCGAGCCTGCCCAGCGCGCGGAAGTCGTCGTCGCTGAACACTTCGTCGCCGGGCCCGACGATGCTGGATGCCACTCCTCGCGTTGCTCGGATGGCGTCGCGGAACGCCTGTGCGGTCGGGTTGTTGGATACGAACGGGATGTCGCGGCTGGACAGGCCGGAGCTGCGCGCGTCGAAGGGCGGGTCGTAGCCCGCGATACTCGCGAACCCGTCGGCGAACTGTGGCAGGAAGCTCGATGAGCCGCCTCGCTGCACGCCCGCCGCGACGAATCGCTGGGGTGTGAATGTCTCGCGTCGGAACTCGTCCCGCTCGCCCGGCTCCATCGTGAGGCTTCGGACGTACTGCTGGCCCATCCAGATCATCCCGCCGGTGAGGGACGCGAGCGACACGCGGGCCCAGGTCCGGCCCTCCAGGGCGTGCTGCTTGGAGTAGAGCATGTGGTTCTCCCACGACCGGACGTGGAAGCGCTGGAACTGGAAGAGCGTGCGGCCGAGTTCGCGGGTCATCCAGGGGTGGAGCTGCCCTATGTCCTCGCCGCGCATGATGAGGCGGTCGGCGGTCTGGTCGATCTTCTGGATGAGGAGTGCGGCCGCCTGCACGTCCTCGAACTCGTCTGGCCGGAATCGCCGCACGGTGCGGCCCAGGGGTCCGTCGGTGGTGATGATGCCGCGCTTGGCCGCGATCTCGGTTCGGATCGCGTCCGCGATGCGCTCGCCCTCGGCACGGGCCATGCCGAACGTCGCGAGGTCGGTCGCCTTGGGGGTGCCGCCGTCGGCCGCGATGTTGATGAAGCGCTGGATCGAGGCCGCGACCGAGCCGGTCTGCATGAACGCATTGATGGCGTGGAGGCCGGATGCGTGGGAGGCGAACTTGCTCGCGCGGCGCAGGCCGCGGTCGAGCCCGCTCACACCCTCCTGCACGACGCCCTCGCCCTCGTCGATGATGATCGATCCGACCCGCTCGCGGATCGCCTCCGACCCGACCGCGAACCACGCCTCGATGTCGCGCAGGAACGGGTTGGTGAGCGTGCCGTCGGCGGCTCGGCTGAGAACCCGGGTGAGGGCGCCGGACTGCTGGAGGAACGCCTTGAGGCCGAGTTCCCCGACAGCGCCGGCGAGCTCTGGCGGCTGCGCGAGCCCGAACCCGCCGCCGATGCGGAGGTAGTTGATCGATCTGACCTGCCGCATGAGCTTGCGGGCTCTGGTCTCGGATTCGAGCGGGATGTTGTGGAGCGTGCGCCAGAGGTCGTGGATGAGTTCGAGTTCCTCGGGCGTCGCGCCGCCGTCGGCGAGGCGCGATCGGAGGCCGTCGAAGGTTCGGAACACGGCGGGCTCGGCCGATTCGGGATCGACGAACCGCTGACCCATCGTGCGCAGGATGGTGCGGCCGGCCGAAGCGCCCAGGACGTCGCGTGTGTAGCCCTCGACGAGCCGGTCGATGTCGTTCTCGATGAAGTCCATGATGGAGAGCTGGTCGCCGGCGTCGTTGGCGATCTTGTGGGTCTCGTCGAGCCGGACGCGGTGCTTCTCGCGCGCGATCGAGGGCGCGTCGGGCTGCTTCGCGGCCCCGTACAGGATCGACTGGATCTGGGCCTCGTCCGTGATGCCCTCGTCGCGGAGGATCTTCTCGAGGAAATCGGCGTCGTCGCCGGCGAAGGCGGCCTGCTTCTGCCACGGGTTGAAGTCGGTGTCGCGGCGGGAGACGTTGCGGACGAACCCCTTGGCGATGCGGGCGGCCGCGGCGGGGTCCAGATCGGGCGAGCCGAGCTCGATCGCCTCGCGGTAGAGCCGCTCGACGTCCTCCAGCCCGAAACGGGCGATCGCGCCGTTGAACTTCGACGGGCTGTTGAGCCGGGGCAGATAGGACTCGGAGTATTCGACGCCCTCGAACAGCCCGTGGCGCTGGCCGGTCTGGAAGACCGCCCGGAGCGCGTCGTCGACCGCCTTGAGCGCCTTGACGACGTTCGGGTCAGCGCCATCGCCCAGCCCGCCGAGCCGCCTCGTGACCGCTAGCTCTACGTTGAACTGCTCGATGGTGACGTCGTCCAATAGCATTCCGTGACGGTCAGCTCGGTAGGCATCGAACGCCTTGTCCTTGGCGTGGAAGTAGTCTGTCAGGGTGCGGCGGACCTGCCGGGCCTTCCACATCATGCCGGACTCGCTTGAGCCGCGATCGTTCGCGAACTTGAGGACATCGTGAACGATCATGCGGGTAACTGCTCTGATGTCGCTGGATTCGCTCCGGCCCAGGATCGAGTTGTAGGACCGCCTGATGAGGGTGTCGGTGGCCTTGGAGTCGTTCGCGCCCTCGGGGTGGAAGTCGTCGGCGAAGCGGGCGGGGGCGGGTGGGGGTGGGGGCGTCGTAGCAGCGTCGGAGGGCGCCCTCGGGGCGTTGTCGGGCAATCGGCGAAGCTCGATCGACTCCTCGGGCTTCAGATAGATGCGAACGCCGTGTCTCGGGCTGCCGGTATTGAGTCCCCCGGCGTGGTCGATCGCGTCGTAGCCCATGCGTTCATTTGCGTGAGCGGTGAGCCGATCCATGATCTCGACGGCGTCATTCGCTGATCGCGCCGGATGATCGGCGACGTCGAAGCGGATCTCGTCGAAAAGCTCCCGAAGTGGAGCGGCCTCATCGAAGAACTCGTTGAGGTCGGGGTCGCTGCGAATGAAGTCTCGAATCTCCGGCGGGGCAGGTTGTTCGAGATCGAGCACCTTGACCGTCTTCTTCTCGACCACCTGATAGATCGTCGAGTCGAACGGCTTTCGGGTGCGCCGCGAAGTCTTGCCGACCGCCGCATATCCCTGGGCGATGTCGAGCGCGTCGGTCGTGTAGAAGCCCGTGCCGTAGAAGTTGGGCCCGCCCCCCGAGAAGTTGACCGGCGATTCCAGTGGGATTGGCGCCCGCGAGCCGTGGAATCGAACGCCTTGGCCGCGTGTCTCGGTCTTCGATGTGAGACTCAACTGCTCTGGCGCAGGAGATACGTCGGCCGCCCTCGCGATGATGTTGGCGCTGTCGAGGTCTATCGCGTACCCACGCTGCACATTCGTCAGGAATGTGACGTAGTCTTTGCCGCCGATGTCATCGGCTGGCTGCCCGTCAGATAGCAGCGTGGCTTGGAATCGCCGATCCGGCTTGGACGAAGCGGAGACAAAGATCGTGTCGCCGTGTGGGCCCTTGACGGTGAATGAAACTTCGCCATGCTCTTCGACGAATTTTGCCGCGCGAGCCTTGAGCGACGAGATCACTTCTGGCGAATCGAGTGATGGGAAGTCTGACTTCCCCTTTTTCGCCCGGTTGTCAAGAAGCCGCTGTTCCGCTTTGTCGATGTCTGAAGCGAATCCCTCGCCGATTCTTCGAGGATCGCCCTTATCGGCGTCTCGCTGAAAGTTCTGTTCTCTCGCCGTTGTCTGGTCCCTCAGCGCCGCCCGATAGTCCTCGTTGAACGCCGGGTGGTTGAGGCGGTCGAACGCATCCTCGGGGCTCAAGGCCTTCAGCTCGGCCGCGTCCTCGGGGTCCAGGCCCAGCATGTCGACGGTGCGGTCGCGGAGGTGCGCGAGCCGCTCGGGGTCGAGCTGCTCGCGGAAGTACGCCGAACCCTCGCGCGTCAGGGTCTTCTCGACCACCTTGCGGGCTTCGGTGGGTGAGAGCTGGCGGTTGATGAACGCGTCGGCGGCTCGGAACTCGCCCGGCGCCGCCGCGCCCATCGCGAGCCGGGCCGCGTTCTCGAACTCGATGTCGCGTGCGCTGCGCGAGAACGCTCGGCCGATCTCGGACCCGGCGGCGCCCAGCGCGACGCCGATCAGGCCGGCGTAGACCACGTCCTCGATGCCGCTGAGCGGGTCGTCGTGGCGCACGATGGCCTCGATGGCGGCGTTCTCGGCCCCCGCGATGAAGCCCGCCCTGGCGATCCGCGTCATTCGCGTGGCCCGCGTGCCCAGCCCGATCACGCCCCCGGTCGGCAGCGTGGCCGCGATCGCGACCGGGTCCAGCACCGCGGCTCCGATGCGGGCCAGCACGCCTGATGCGCCGGCCGATGCGAGCGTGCGCTCGCTCCGCTGTGCACGGAGCATCTGGTCGCGGATCACCTTGGCGTGGTCGAGGCTGACCGCGTCCAGCAGCGCCGTGTGGAACTCCGGGTCCAGGCCATCGGTGAGCGATTCCCACATGGGCGAATCGGCGCCGCGGACGAACAGGTCGTCCCGGAATCGCGGGTCGATCCCGAAGCCCTCGCGGCCGAACCGGCGCGCGATGGCCGAACCCATCCATTCGCGGTCGATCGCCGCCCCCACGACGTTCCAGATTCCCGGCGGTCGGGTGGCGATCCGTTCCGCCTCTTCGGTCGCTCTGGTGGGGATCGGGAGCGGCTGGGCGAAGCGTGTCACTGGATCTGGCCTCCGAATCGCGGGTCGGACGGGTTGGTGGTCAGCGGAGTACCGAGCGGCCGTTTCACGTTCTCACGGATGATGCGGCGGATGATTGCCCGGAGGTGCTCGGGCACGAGGTCGATGTCCGCCGTGGGTGGGCTGTGCGGGTCCAGCCCGGCGGCTTCGCGATCGAGCGGCACGCGAATCTGCTCGTCTCCGAATCGCTGTCGCTCGGCGCGGCCCACGGCCAGCAGTGAGGCCAATGAGGACGACCGGATGATCGCTCTGCGCTCGCGCTCTTTCTCGACCTTGAGCAGCTTGGCGGCCCGCTCGTGGTCTTGCAGGAACGCCGATATCAGGTTGAGGTCCTGCGTGGTCAGGACGGGCGAGTCGTCCACCGGGCGGCGGTCGTTCTCGGCCACCAGCGACCATGTCCGGGTCGCGGGGTCGGGCAGCAGCGTGAGGTCGCGGGCCCGGATGCCGTCGCGCTCGCCGAACTCGTCCGCCCAGGTTTCCGCAGTCGCCCGGCCGATGTCGTCCGTCCAGGAGGGCGTGTCCAGACCCCGCGTGTCTACTCGATACCCGTTGAAGAGCCGCGTCTCGGCGAGGTACTGCTTCTTGGCGTCCTGGGCGGCCTTCCGCTCGCTGATCGTGCCGCCGCTGGCCTCGAGGTTGGCCTCGGCGATCTGCTCCAGGCGCGCCCTCGCCTGGACGAGGTTCTTGGGCGGCGAGCCGAAGATACCGCCACTCGGGAGCACGTCTTGGATGGCCTTGCTAAGCGCGGCGGCGCTGTACGCGACCTCATTGCGGCCCGTGCGGGCAGCCGCCTTGATGGCCTCGGGCACCGACTGATTGGTCGACTCGGCGTTGTTCGCGGCCTTGCTGAGGAACTCCCAGTTGTTCCCCGCGACCATCCGGGCGACGTTCGGGTTCATCGCCTCGACGCGCCGGAAGAACTCCAGCGATGCCTGCGCGCTCTGGGGCACTTCGCCCGTCTCCGTGATGGTTCCGATGGTCGTGGCGCCGTAGGACATCATCCGCTCCCACTCGGGCGGCACGACGCGGTTCATCCCGACGTACTCCACTTTGGCGGCGAGGTTGGCGCCCGGGTCCGTGATGGCGGCGTCGATCGCGGCGAACTCACGCTGGCGGACAATCTCCATCGCGGCTTCGCGGGTGAGGAGCGGCGTCTTGTTCCCGCGCGGGTCGGGCAGATCGCCGATCAGCGCGAGGTTGAAGTTGTCGCCCGACGTCCGCATCGCCTCGGCGAGATCGTCGAGGTACTGCTCCTGAATCCCGTCAAGAACCGTCTGGACCGCGTCCGATGCGATCGTGGCCCGGCGTCGCTCGACTTCATCTCGGAAGCCGACCGCCGACGCCGCCGGGAGCGTTCCCTGCTCCTCCAGACGGTCGATCGTGCCCCTGACCTCTTCGAAGCTCGCCTCGCCGCGCTGAAGACGGGAGAATGCCCGCTCCACCTGGTCCTTGGCGAGCGATTCGATTTCACGCTGCTCCTGACCGAGCTGGGTATCGAGCGTCGCGCGGGCGACCTGGATCTCGGTATTGAAGTCGTCGCCCATCGCGCCCGCGACCCGCTCGAAGGCTTCGTCGTCTCCGATCGATGCGGCCGCGTTGAGGGTGCGGATCAGAAGGCTCGCCCTCGCGCCGGCCCGGTCGACGCCCCGGAATGCCGGATCGTCGAGCACCTCGTCGGCCACGGCGCCGGGGTCGGCGGCATCGAGCATCGCGCCCGAGGCGGCCTGGGCCAGCACGCCGCGGGCCTCCTCCCGGACGATCTCCTGCCTCGTTCCCAGGGCGGATGCGACGTCGTCCTGGACCGCCTGGGCACCCGACAGGAACGCCTCGGTGTCGCCGGCGGCGAACTCGCGCACGATCCGCTCGGCGGTCTGCTCGGTCGTCTCGCCCTCCAGGGGCGTCAGGTTGAGGGTGGTGCCGTCGGCGAGCTCGATCGCGGCCTCGCCCTGGGTGATGGCGGTGCGGATGCGTGGCAGGGCGGTGCGGGCCGCCAGCGAGCCCTCGCCCTCGTCGAGCAGTTCGGCGCGCTGCTCCAGCCGCTCGGCCTCGAACCGGCGCCGTTGCTCCAGAATCCCGACCTCCTCGACCGTCCGGGCCACCCCGCGCAGGACGCCCAGCGCGAGGCTGAGCCGGCGGGCGCCGCCCAGCGTGACGTTGCCGGGGTCGGTTCCGGGCGCGATCAGCGGCCGGATGTCGTCTCGGATCGCGGGCGCGTCGGGCGTGACGCGGCGCACGCGGCCGAGACCGAGCGGCAGGCGTCCGGGCACTCCGGTCTGGCTCATGTGGCTGGTCCCTGTGGGGGGGCGGGTTCGGCGATCAGGTCGTTGAAGCCGCTCGCGAAGCTGAGTCCGGCCTGGGCGCCCTGCACGCCGCCGGCGAGCGCGGCCAGTCGCGGGTCGTCTCGGAGCGCGTCAAGCCGGGCCAGCTCGGCGGACGTCTGCGAGCCGGCGAAGAGGTTGCCCCGGCGGAGGTTCTCGATGATGGCCTCGATGTCCTCCTGCTCGTTGAAGAGTTCGACATCAGCCGCCTGTCCGAACGACCCACCCAGGCTCACCCCGGCTTCGGCGCCGGCCGCGAGGAGCGCGCCCCGGAGCCGGAGCCCGCGCCGCTGCCGCACCTGCCGGGCCTGCACGCCCTGGTCCTCGGCCTGCTCCTGCCGGAGCCGCTCGGCGCGCCGGGTCGCGGTTCGCTGGTTCGCGATCGAGCGGTTGCGGCGCTGGGCCTCGTGCAGGGATGCGCCGCCCGCGATCACGCTGGTCACGATGCTGGCCGCGGCGGCGGCTTCAACGACTCCCACGCGGTTCATCCTCCGTGTAGACCTCGAATGAGGCGTCCGTGATCGTCATCGGCCTGGCACCGTCGTGCGCGATCGTGTAGGTCATGTCCTTCGCCGAGCCTCCGAACCCGGCCTCCATCCGGCCGACGTCGTTCTGCTGGAATGACTGTGAGCGGTCGATCGTGCCCGCGTTGGCGTCGACCGCCGACAGCACGTAATCGGTGGTGTCCTCGCCGTGGCCGATCGCCACCATGAGGATGTCGACCCTTCGCGTCGGGCTCGCGTTGCCGCGCGCGTCGCGCACGAACGGGCGCGATAGCACGAGCGTCGCGTCGAAGAACCGGCCCAGCACGACCTCGCCGTCCGACAAGTCGCCCGGAACCACGATCTCGGTGCCGGGCGGAGCTTCGTAGACCCATCCGTTGCCGGTGCCGCCGACGTGCTCGTCGCCGGCGCCCGCGAAATCCGGACCCTCGACGAGCCAGTTGAGCGTCGACCCGCTCGCCTGGAACGGGTCGATGTCGAACGTGGTCTCGTCCTGCCCGCCGTCGTAAGTGCCTGAGACCTGTATGCGGCGGTCGAGGTGGATGACGTAGGGATAGGCGTCGCCCGACGGGTCGGCGAACACGTCCTCCTCGCCCAGCGGCATGCGCTCCAGCGTGTAGCGAGTGTTGATCCTGGTGAGCAGCCACAGGTCGGAGCGGTCGATCGCGATGTCGATGATCTCGACGGTGTCGTCGAACTCGTAGCTGGACCACGCCGACTGGATCTTCTCGTCGCCGCTCCAGTACGAGTGGTAGACGTGCAGCACGTTGGCGTCGTCGTCGGGCAGCACGTAGCAGCGCCTGGTGTCGGAGTGGGCCCGGATGGTCCTGACGGCCGTTGGGATGCGGTCTCGGTAGTGGCCCGTGACGTCGGCTGCGCTGGTCGCGACCGCGATCTCGTCGTAGAGATACTCCCGGATGGCCGAGTCGCCCGGCCGCGCCTGCACGAAATACATCCTCACGTCGATCTGGGTCGGTCGCACGCTCTGGGTGTCGTACTTCGTCGACCGCGTGAAGCTCGCCGTCGTGGGCGTGAACGCCTCGGGCGGGTTGGTCTCGAACTGTCGGCCCGACCGCGACAGCAGCACGAGCGATCGCTGGAAGGGCTCGGCGAAGTCCAGGTCGACGATCTGGTCGTCGGAAATCGGCGCGTCGATCGGGTCCGAGTCGGCCAGCGTCGCGCCGCTCTCGCGGTAGAAGTTCCCGACGGTTCCGATGCGGGTGAACGTGGCGAACTTGCCGCCGACGTAGCCCTGGCGCTGGCGATACCCCGCGACGTCGCGCAGCTCGACGCCGCCCTTGACCCATCGCCCGTCCGTGCCCGCAGCGCCGGTGTTGTCGACCGGCACGGTGAAGTTGTCGTCGTCGATCCGCGTGACTGTGTGGGTGCCGTCGATCGACACGCCCGAGTCGGATTCGAGGATGAACGCCTCGTCGCCGGTCACGAGCCCGTGGCCCGCGCTCGTCACCTGGGCGGGGTTGGCCGTCGAGATCACCGTGATGTCGCCCCGGAGATCGATCTCGCGGAACATCGACGGGCTCGGGTTGTTGGTCGGGGTGTCGGCGCCGGGCCGGGCCTCGAAAGTCATGCGCCGCACGGTGAACTCGTCGGCGAAGTCGCGGATCATCTCGACCGGCATCACGCCGGCCTCGATCTGGGCGTCGGCCTGGCCAGACGGGCTCGTCCTGACCCAGCGGTCCTCGATCGCCAGCGTGATCTCGGCGGCCGTCACCGTGCCCGTGCCCGCCGTCGTGGTCGAGGCGGTCTCGAAGGGCGCGCCGGCCGCTATGAGACTCGCGACGCCGCCGGTCGTCGGGGCGGTCGCGGCCGTGATGGTCGCGCCCGACCCGCGATACCGGCTCGTGATCACGAAATGGCCGCTCTGGGGCGCGTTCTCGAGCCACTCGACCGCGACGTCGCCGACTCCGGCCGCCTCGAACGATTCCTCGAGCTTCTGCGCGACCTTGTGCATCGAGGCGAGCGTCGTGCCGTCGGTCGTGTAGACGACCTCGAACTCGATCCCGATGCCCGATGCCGCGAAGTCGACCTGGTTGCCGCCGGCGTCGATCGCGTTGTCGAGTTCCAGTGTGTCGTCGTCGTCTTTCGCGACGATGTCGAACCACGCCGGCGTCGTGATGCCGGTGCCGGCCGTGAGGTAGATCTTGTCGCCCGCCATGAAGGTGTAGGAGGCGAACGCGCCCGTCTTGGTGAGCGTTTTGGCGGTGTTGTCCCAGGTGCCGCCCGTGAACAGCGTCGCGATGCGCTGGAACCCGATCGTGAACCCGTAGCTGCCCGAGTTGTCCCAGTTGCCGCTCGGGTTGGCCCAGGTCCCGCCCGTGACGTCGGCGTACTCCTGGGTCGCGAACGTCTTGGCGTCGACGTCGTACTGCCAGAACCCCTCGTCCTGCGCCACGTCGTCGTTCTGGGCCTCGTGGAAGGTGCTGTCGGCGGGTGTGTGGCCGGTCATTTCGAGGTAGTCGTCGAAAGTGCGCGTGACCGCGTAGGTGTCGGCGGAGTTGGTGAAGATCGGCACGGTCGTGTTGACCAGCACGATGCGGTCGTCGATGACCCGCACGCGCACCTCGGTCGCGTCGGGGTCGTTGTAGTCGAGATAGACCTGCGCGTTCGCGTCGATGTTGACCGTCGCTTCGACGCCCCCGATGCGGAACAGCCGCACGACGAACGTGCCCGAATCATCGCCCCACACGACGTTGTACGCCTCGTCGGGCCCGATGCGGAGGATGTCGGTCCGGTAGAGGCCCGCGCCGTCGAGACCAGTGATGCGGCGCTCCAGGATGGTCCCGTTGCGCTTCACGGCTCCGGTCTCGAAGTCGAGGTCGACGTTGACCGCCTCCTCGATCTGATTGGCGAACCGCCGGTGTGGAGGCTGCGTCGACACGCCCCCGACGAGCGCGCCGGTTTCGAGGGTCTGCTTCACGTCTGGCGGCGCCCCGATTCGGGCGCGGCCTCGACCGATGGGCCGAGTTCGGGCCGAAGGCGGCGGTGCTTGGCCTCGATCTCGGCCTTCTGGAGCGAGAGCCGCTGCTGGCGCTGCTCGTCGCGGTCCTTGTTGGAGTTGTACCACTCGATCGCGTGCTCGACGATCCGTTCCTTGAGCGCTGGGGCCAGATTCTCGAAGTAGGTCGCGTCGGTCTTGGTGGCGGTGGCCGTGAACCAGGCATCGACCGTGAGCACTTCGTTCGCCACGCCCCACGTGTCAATGCCTTGATCGTGATCGAATACGAATGCGTTTACGATGGAGAATCGCCGGTTGACGTACTTGCCGACCCCCTTGATGGCCACGACGGTTGTGGGAACGGCGAACTTGGTGGCCGCGACCGTGATCGCAAGGTGCTCGCGTGCTTCCTCGGGCTGCTCGTCGATCAGGTAGCGCTCGACGGCCTGCTCGAGGTAATACTCGGCCTCGGCGCCGTTGCCGGGCCCGGCCGAGGTCTCAAGCGTTGTGATTCGGTTGTGACCTCGACTGGTCAGGATTCGGTTGACCCCGTCGAGCTTGTCGAGTCCGATGGCCATGTGCTACTCCGTGATCACGATGGTGACGTGGTACTTCACCGCCGAAGAGTGGTTGTTGGTGATCCGAACGGCGAGTGCCTGGTTCAACAGGCTGACGCCCGGCCCGCGCGTGTAGCCGCCGGCGGGGTCGAACAGGTCGTCGTAGAGCGCGACCGATTCCTCGGTCGTGAGGCTTGTGACCTCGGACACCGCCGTCGTGCGCGCCGCCGGGCCGGTCGAGTCCAGTTCGCCCGGCACGACCGTGTCTCCGTCCACCAGCGCGGCGGCCCGCACGATCTCGATGCGCGAGCGCGCGATGTTGGTCGCGTTCCCGTTGGGCGCGACCGTGACCGAAACCACTCGGGTCTTCGGCGCCGACGGAACCGTGATGCCCAGCACGATCGTGGTCGTGCCGTTGGCGATCTCGATCTCGCCTGAAACGACCGAGAAGTTGGTGTCTGCCATGAGGGGCTCCTAAATCTCGACGACTTTGTTGACGCCGCCCATCGGCGGGTCGGGCGGAGGCGGCGGGGGTGGAGGCGGCGGGGGCGGCGGATCGTCGTCGTCGATGTCCTTCTTGCTGAACAGGTCGGGTGGATCGCCCGGCTTGTCGTCCGGGTCCTCGAACCCGCGAGACGTATTGAGCCGCACCCAGAACCCCGGCTCGACGAATCCGAACTCGGCGAAGAAGTACGACCGCGTGACCTCGTCGAACGAGATGCAATCAAGGGGCGTCACCAGCCCGGAGCAACTGCCCAGCGACGCCGGTGTGAGCGCCATCAGCCGAGCCCGAAGTCCCTGAATGTGCGCCGGTTGCCCAGCACGTCCTGCACGCCCTGCTGCCTCAGCACGTTCACGTCGGACGTGCGGGTGTCGTGTGCCCTCGCGGACGACTTCCAGCGCCGCACTTCGTCGCGGGCCACGCCGGCGTAGGGGAAGAACCGCGGAACCGACGTAGCCAGCGACAGCATCGCCCTGGAGGCGATGAGCATCTGGACCGGCACCGGGATGCACCCGAAGGTGATGCGCTGCCTGACGGTCACGTGCAGCGATTCCTCCGTGAATACGTCGGTGTTGTTGTCGAGGTCGTAGAGGTACGCGCCGCGCTGGCAGACGTTGCGGGACTTGTCGGTGTAGTCGGTGTCGATTTCGAGCGTGCCGACCGGCAGAGCGAATCGACCGTCTATATCGGCCTCGATGACGAGCTTCGTCAGGGTCGCGTAGTGCCACTGGGATTCGACCTGGACCTCGTACTCGGCCTCGTCGAGCTTGCGCTCGATGATCGCCATGTCGGACGGGCCGCCGGTATCGAGCGCCGGCGACGCCTGGAGTCCCAGGTGCTCGGCGATCCACTTGACCGCTTCAAGCGTCGTCACAGCAGCTTCGCCTGGAGGTACGCGGTGGTGACGGTGCCGGTGCCCGCCAGCGCGGTCTCGACCCCGATGAGGATCTGGCGGCACCCCTGCGTGTCCCATGCGTCGGCCGACAGGTCCGGCGTCGTGTAGAGCATCGTGCCGTCGGTCACGTCGGTCGCGGCCGTGGCGATCGTCGCCGTAACGGTGCCGCCGACGGTCTCCAGCAGCGTCCACACCTCGTCGTCGTTGTCGCGGCCGAACACCTTGATGACCGGGTCGGTGATGCTCGTGAGCCCGTCGTCGTAGGCGAGCCGCACGATGAGCAGCACGCCCTCGTTCGGGCCGTCGGTGCCGTCGTCCTGCCAGCCCCGCAGGACGATGTTGCGGGTCGAGAGGGTGATCTCGGTGGTCGGGTTGGTGATGGTAGCGGCGTCCTGGTCGTCCATGCCGCCGGCCGTGATGACCGTGAACCACTTCGACGACGCGCTGACCGGCAGGATCTTCGTGGCGTCGGTCGTGTGGGGCGCGATGACGGTGCCGGGCTGGACCGCCAGCGCGCACGTGACAGCCGCGAGCCCCGCCGCCAGCAGGGCCCATCGGGTTTCGAGTTTCATGGTGTCTCCTATGCCGCCTTCCGGCGCGCGATGTCGGTGACGATCTTGATGCGGTCGGGCATGAGCGGGCCTTCGACGCGGCCCCGCCCGCGATAGTTGCGTCCACGTCCGAGCAGGCCGGGCTTGTCGAACCCGCCCGGCCCCATCGTGCCCGTGCCGAGCCCGCCGCCTCCGGGTGGCGGCTCGCCCTCGAAGCCGGTCACGGTGTTGATGCGATCGATCTGGGCGGGCGTCATGTCGCCGTTCGTAATGGCGGCGAGCAGGCGCGTCGCCGAGCCTACGAACGGGTACAGCGTCTCATTGAACTCCGCGACGTTCTCGACCGCGACGGTCACGGCCTCGGCCCAATCGGCCTCGGTGGCGGCATCGCCGACCGTCGAGCAGGTGTTGCTCGCGATGAGCACGATGTGGACGCGCTCGGGATAGTCGGCCGGGTCGATGTTGCCGGTGTCGATGACGAGCGAGCCGAACGTGCCGTCATAGCCGGACGTGTCGTCGAAGAGCACGTTGAACGCCTGAACGGTCCCGGCCTGTGGGTACGCGTCGAGCACAGTGGCGTTGGCGGCGTTGTTGAGCCCGGCCTCGACGAAGAACGTGACGCCGGGATAGTTGCTCGTCATGTAGTCGGCTGCGACCTTGACCGAGTCGGATTGCTGAGTCTCGACGTAGACGAGCTGGGCCGGCGCGCTCGAATCCCACGCGGCGTACGAATCGGTGTCGAGCGCTGGCGCCATGCTGGCCTCGAGCGATGTCTGGTCGCGCGTGTCGTGCTGGAAGAGCGGAGGCCCGCCGTAGAAGATCAACGGACGTCCGCGATCCGTGACCGCCGACCACGCGGCGGTGTAATCGAGCCCCATGTCCTGCACGGCCTGCTCGCCCAGGTCGATGCCGAGCTGCACGATCTCGTTGAATCGCCGGTGCGCGCCGTGGCTGAACGTGGTGTCGGCAGTGCCCTGGCCCACGGTTTGCTTCAGGAACGTGGTGTCGATCGTGCCGGTCGTGCCGGCGCTCACGCCGTCGTCGACGTACAGGGGCCACTGACCGAACGGCTTGTCGACGTACGCGGTCATTTCGGGGAAGCTGTTGCCCAGCGTGATGATCTGCTGCGCGTGCCCTGTGGGCCCGAGCGTGATCTGCGTGGCCAGCAGGCCCGCGTGCGTGAACGCCTGCGCTGTGTCCTGGTGGATGCCCGGCCCGCCCATGACGCCGAAGCGGCTCAGGAACTCTATCGGCTCGTAGTCGTCGGCGAACGCCACGCCCGGCGTGCCCGCGAAGTTGACGGAGACCGGCGTCGCGGGGTCGCCGCTGGCGACGATGGTGCCGTCCTCGTATCGGACCCAGAGGTAGTCGTAGTAGTTGTCGCCCACGATGGGCTGAAGGTCGTTGGCGACCTCGGTGAATCCCGCGTTGCCCTCGGCGTCGAGCGGCGGGATGGTTACGTTGATCTGTCCGGTGGTGAGCAGGTAGTCGGTGGTGGCGACCCGGGTGGGTGTCTCGATGATGAGCGTCTCTTCGCCGGCGAAGGCGCCGGTCGCCGACCTTCGCACCTGCATCCATATCTCATGGAGGTCACTCGCGCCCAGCTCGTCGGCGTATAGCGGCATCGCCAGGCAGACCTGCGCGTAGCACGCGGTGGCGCTGAACACGATGCCGCCGACATCATCGTTGAACACCGCGCCCAGGTGTGAGTCGGTGTCCGTCTCGCCGTAGAGGTCGCGCACGAGTCGCGACGTGCCGGCGAACGTCGGCGTGCTCGAAGTGGGGTCGAAGTCCTCGGACGTCTCATTCTCCTCCGTCCACGCCGGGGCGGTCTGCGATGAGTTCGGACCGTACTCGGTGCCCTGCCGGAAGTTGACGGTGCTATAGCTGGCGTGACCCGAGCCGGAAGTCGGAGCCGAGGACTCACGGATCATGCTCTGACGCACCATGACGTTCGTGGCTGCGCCGATGTCCCAGTTTTCATTCGAGCCGGAGATCCTGAACGGATCGTGGGTCGCCATGATCACCAGCCGGTGGTCCCCTCCGGAGACGTTCCACGATGTATATTGCGATCCGCCGTACCGATTGCAGACGTCGAGCCATCCATCGACGGTCGTGGTACTGCCCTGCCACGCCTTCCCGCCGATCGTTGCGGATCGCCCGGAACAGTCGTCGTGCGCACGGATGACGTTCGTGTACGTCAAGCTCGCGAACTGCCAGGTGTCCGAGTGAACCGCGAAGAGAAGGATGCCGTCCATATCGGAGTGATTCGACGCGTCGGTCACGATGGTGTCGTCCAAGGTCAGCTCATTGCCCGACCTCGCGGTAACCGACGGCGCGGTGCCGAATGTGAGTGACGAGTCGTAGTTGGTGCCGGCGGTGGGTATGAAGATCGCGGTGGCATCGACAGTCGGGTCGAACGCCGAGTCCGCGAAGTCGGTATCGGTTATCGTCTTGGCAGTTTCGTCCCAGACCCCGTCGCCGCCGGTCGCTATGGCGAGGGCCGCGCCGACGTTCACCAGCCTTCGATTCAGCACCACCGCACCCTCGAAGGTGGCATCGCCCGATATGTCGCTCATCACGCCGTCAACGAGGTAGAGCGGATTCCTGGTCCCCGACATCGAGTAGAAATCGTGGAACCAGTAGCGGGTGAAGTAGCATCGGTTGGACCATTCCGTGTCTATCCAGCTATTGTTCGTCGTCGCGTCGTCCGCATACGCCTGGAAGTCGTCCATCCAGAGACGTCCGGCGGACGTGGTCGTCGTAAGACCTGCGTAATCGAATGTCACGCAGAAGGTGCTGCCCTGCACGATCACGCCGACGGACGTGCAGTCAACGTCGATGCCCACGAATCGAGCGAGCGAGGCGCGGGCGCTCTGGCCGTCCTGGTCCCGAAATACGCCGTGCTCACTGCTCTCGTAGCCCGGAGCGAGCTCGTAGGTGATCCATGAGTAGTACGTGGATGGCGCGTCGGCGGTCGACGACCACCGCGGCGACAGCATGTTGGCGCCGGGGATGATCCTCACCACGCCGCCATCACCGCATTCGAGCCCGATGTCGGTCGCCCGGAGGTCCGCGATCTCCCCACCGGCGCGGGCGATCGTGGCGAATGGGCTCGCGGCGGCGGTGGCCGCGGTCGTCGACGACACACCTGTCGTGTTGCTGCCGTTCGCCGTCGGCGTCGTGGTCGGGGTGAATGATCCGGCCGCGCCGCTCCAGATGTTCGAGTTGTCCGGCGACCCGGCCACCTCGGAGACCACCACGGTCGTCGATCCGTTGTCGCTCACGACGTAGGCGGTGGCACTGGTCGTCGCCTGGGTGAGTTGCTCGCCGGACGTGAGCGTTCCGGTGATCGAACCGTCCGTCGTGATGTCGCTCGTGAGATCGACGTAGGCGTAATAGACGTCCGTGAACGAGTCGGCGCTACCGGCCATGTAGCCGCGGGCGACCGTGTAGTTGGCGCCGTCGTCCTCGCCCACGCCTGATGGGCTGCCGTCGCCGATCACCGTGGACCCGTCGATCCAGAGGATGCGGGCGTACATCTCGAACCAGCCGTTGTCACTGGCCGATGAGCCGCCGCCGGTGTCGGGGATGGCGGTCGAGTCGAGATCCAGCTCCCAGACGATGTCCGTGTACCTGCCGCCACCATCGGTGTCTATTGCCCCGGATGGACCGGCGAGATCCGTGGCCGATCCGTAGGCCCCGAACGTAAAGCGGTTGCCGCTCGGTTCCCACGGCGCTACGTCCGAGACCCGTGTGGCGTTCATCCAGCCGGTGTCGTCGGTGGGGTTTGTGATCTCGTCGCCACCTGCGACAATCTTGAACTGCACCTGGATGTCGTCCGCGGAGTCATCGGCCAGGGCGTCGATGTGGTCGCACAGCGCCCGGACGGTGAAGGTTTCGTTGTCGACCATCGGCCCGCCGCCAGGCGTCAGCGGTGAGCGCGTTCCGTCGCTGGTTTCCAGGTGCAACCAGCGGAATACGGCGTCTGGGCGATCCGTGGTCGAGTTGTTCGTGACGGCGTTGGCGAGATCCTCCGCGCTCGACTCATCGTCATCGCTGAACGCGCCGGCGGCGAAGTCGATCTCAATGGCGCCCGAGTCGGAGTGCAGCCATCCTGGCACATGGATCGTGTACACGACATCGGCGCCGGCAGGAGTGCCCACATCGACCGCCGCCGCCGTCATGGTCTGGACGTGCCCAGCGCCCGAATCACGCCTGATCGTGATCTTCGAGGCGTCGGCCGTCTCGCTGGCGGGTCCAGTTCCGAACGTCACAGTCACGTCGATCTTGGTGCCGCTCGTGTCCGTGGCAGGTGTGCCGATGGTGATCGCCATCGCCCGCGCCGTCACCGCCCCGGCATACCACGCCGGATCGAGCGGCGCCGCGCACGCCACCACCACCGCCAACAGCCCGACGATCCATCTCATGAATCAACCTCCGATCGCCGCCACCATCGAGTCGAGCAGTTCGTCGCTGAGCAGATTGAACGGAACAATGACGTCGTGCCCGCCCATTAGGTCACCGCCCGCTGTGTCGATCTTCCGCACGGCCGCCTTCTGGTTGCCGTGGACCACGTACCTCTTCCCGCCGTAGTCCAGGCTCCTGCCCTGCTTGTCGTAGTAGTCCCACCGATCGGCCAGCGCCATGGTGTCGGCCGTGCCATCGAACGGGATCGGGGGCGAGGTGGCCCGCCATCCAGGCTCGAAGATGACGTTCACCCCCTTGGTGCGTCCATCCTTGTGGGCGGCGTCGTTCGCACGCGGGTTGCCGTCGGCGTTCACCTCGCGCTCGCCGCCCGTGTCCAGGCTCACGTCGAAGTTGGCGGCGGCGCACACATCGTTCGACGCCACGTCCTCGGCGATGGTCTGGCCGGCGCCGATATGGACGATGCCGCGCGCGATCCCGAACCGCGCCCGCATGAAGTGCCCGAACGCGCGAAGAAGCCACAAGTCGCCTTCCATCGACAGCGGATACCCGCCGGTGAGCACATCCTCGGGTCCGTTCTTGCCCGTGACCGTCCCGCACACGATCCGGTCCTGGAGCGTCGGCGTGATGCCGTTCGGGCATCGGAGCCAGTAGCAGCTTGCCTGGAACCCGAGCGCACATGCCCGCGTGAACGCCACGCACGCGGCATGGGTCGCGTCGAACATCCGATCGAATCTGGAGTTGACGTAGTCGATGTGAACGCCGCGATTCGAGTCGTCGTAGCGCTCGTTCGGATTGGAGGCGTCGCGGTCGAGTCCGCGCATGGCGACCTCGAAGCTGGGGATGATGCGTGGTTTCACGGGAAGTCCTTTCCGAGCCGGTCGCGTTCCTTGAGTCGTTCGAGGTACTTCTCCACTTCATCGAGTCGGCGGTCGCACATAGCGTCGGCAACCAACAGATTGTCGTTTATGATGTCCTGCCGCTTCTGCGCCAGTGTGGCGTCCGATTTCGGCCACCGCTCGGCGTTGGCAGTTGTCACATCTTCGCGGAGCAGTTCAAGCTCGCGGCGCATCACCTTGAAATCCGACCTCATTTCAAGGCCACCGAGAATACCAGCCGCGATCAATGCCGCGAGTATGCCAAGTAGCCAGTTCGTGAGCTTGCCTGATGCCACTTCAGACTTCCACACATTCCTCGACGGCGGCGCAGTATTTGTCGTTACACCCATCCGGACCCCAGACGCAATCATGGGCATCCGCAGCCGACAGGCAGTCGAGGTAGCACATGAGCATCCGATAGCCCGCCTTGATGACGCAATCGTGTTGTGGGTTGTCGTCGGGCGTGTCCTTGAGGTCGGGAACCTCCGGGTTGGTCGCGGCGCCGTTGCTGAATCCAGACCAGCTTGGCGATGTCAACCCGGCCTCGGCCGCGAGCGTCATGGCCCGCGCCGCCACGTCGCCCTTGCGGTCGCAACCTGATGCGCTCAGCAGCGAGTGAAGATCATTGGCGAGTTCCTGAATCGTCGGCATCTCAGGGTCCTTTGTTCTGGTGATCGAATCCGGCACGAAGCTCCGCCATCCATTCGCGTAGTTCACGCTGCCGGGCGTCGGATGCGTCCTGATTCTGTTTGACCAAATCCACCCGCGATGTCAGCACTTCGGCCATCGTGCGGATCTCGTTCTGAAGCCTGCGATCCAGCGCCACGCGCTCGGAGTTGCCCGTCTCATCGAGCAGCCGCATTTCGCGCTGGAGCGTTACGTCGAGGCTGGCGATCGCGGTCCGAGCGTCGGTGATCTTCTGGTCGGTCTGGCCCCGGTGGTAGGCGTTGGCCTCGGCCCGTGTCACCTCCCGCTCCTGGATTGCCAGGATGGTCCCCTGGATGCGGTCCTGCTCGCGGCCGTAGATCGCGTAGACGAATCCGAGCAGCGTGAGCCCGAGCCCGACGAACCCCACCATGCCACCGCACGCGAATGCGAGGTTCTGCCATGTAATCACGCCGTTAGGACGCTCGCCGTTCACGGCTCGTTACTCGCGCCCATCTTCGCGCCCATGCGCCCGCCGGCCCAGCCGCTCGCTGCGCCCACGATGACGGTCAGGGTCGCGTCGCCGAGTTCGATCTTGAACCAGTCGGCCGCGAACAGCATCGCCATCGCCACCACCAGCAGCCAGAACTCGCTGGACTTGACGCCCGCCTTCACGAGCCGTCTCCCGCCTGGCGCTCCTCGGCCTCTCGGCGCGCGATGGCCTCGTCGAGTCGCTTATCAGCGCTCAGCATCGGCGCTAGGATCGACTTCGTCTCGTCGTGGGTCGCGGAGTCGCGGCCCTCTTCGTTCATGGTCTTGAGGAGCGCCGACAGGGCAGCCAGCGAGATGATGATGTCAGTTCTGTTCATGCAGCGCCTCCAGCTTCATCTGAATGACCCGGTCGATGGCGGTGTTGAGCGCGGCCTGGAACTTGAACTCCTGGCCGGACGCGATCGACGCGGCCCACGCTTCGAGCAGCGCCGACACGACCTTCCCGGCGTCGCGGATGTTCCGGGCTTCGTCCAGGCCCATCCGGTGCTCCTCGACGGCCAGCGCCACTGAGTTGAGCACCGACGTGTGCACGATGACCGCCGACTCGAACTGCTGGACCTCCGACACCTGCGAGCAGCCCGCCACGCACACGATGGCGGTCGCCGCCCCGATAGCCGTGAGTGTTCTCATGTGGACCTCCAATAAAACGCCCCGCCCAAACGAGCCGGGCGGGGCGCGGTGGAAAGCTCAAATCTCGACGAGCGCGCGGTACCAGTCGACGTCGAGGATCGGATCGTTGGTGCCTTCGGAGAGGCAGGCGAAGCTCACGGCCATCTCGGTCGTGGGCAGGTCGGTGATCACCAGATCGTCGCCGACCTTGACGCCGTTGACGTAGCCGCGGAGCACGTCGGCGCCGTCCGAGTTCTGCGTGATCTTGAAGCCGAGCCGGACGAAGGTGGCCTCCACGAGCAGCGTGTCGCAGTCGGCGTTCTTCTCCTCGGACCCGGCGGTGGAGTTGAGTTCGAGCTGGATCGTACTGGCGGTAGCGGCCTGCTGGGTGGCATCGAGCACCCACCCGACGTAGTTCGTCGCGCTGACTTCCCCAGACGCGAAGATCGTCGTATCGAGGATCGAGAATCCGATCAGAATCTGCGCCTTGTCGATCGTGTCGGTCAGCCGGACACGGGCCTCGAAGTAGGCACGCTTGCCCGCCGTCAGCTTGATCGTCTCGGTACTGTGCTGGACCTGCACGCCCTGGTCGGCCGTGGCCGACGCGGCGTCAAGCTGGAGCAGTCCGCCGGCGCCGTCGATCACGTCGGCCGTGCCCTGGGTCGCCTGCGTGACGGTCCATTCGTCGTCCGCGTCGAACTTGGTGAAGTCGTTGAACTCGTGGTAGGCGATCGTCGGATCGAAGAACGAGCCGAGCATCTCTTCACAGTCTCGCCAGAGTTCGCTGGACTTATCGGTCCCGCCCAGCGTCTGGGTGGATGCGTGGCCATGGAGACCCTGCATTGGTGCGGTCATGGGAAACCTCGTCTTGGTGGTTGTGGTGGAATGAATGGGCGGGGCCGCAGGGACGCCGACCCCGCCCCCTACACAGGAGCAGGATCAGGCGGCGTCGACGCGGATCTCGCCGGCGCAGTACGGGCTGAGCTTGCCGATCCCCATCGTGATGCCCGCCTTCATGAACATCACTTCGCGGCGCTCGTCGACCTCGGCGAAGGTGATCAGGCCCGTGCCGTCGACCATGCCGATGCCGGCCTCGCCTTCCTGGGCGCCGCACAGTGCGACCGCGGCGGGCTGCCCCACCGCGCCGGCGACCGAGAAGTCGCCGTGGTACTTGGCGGGGGAGCCGCCCTCGAACGTGCTCTCGTCGATGAGCGTTGACGGGAGCCGGTTCGTCTTGATGAGCCAGAACCCGGCGAGCCGTCCGAGCACGCGAGTCGCGATGTCGCCGGACAGCGCCGACAGGTCCTTGTCGAAGAGCTGCGTGTCGGCCTGGAGCGACGTGTGGATCTGCGGGCTGATGTAGAGGAACCGGCCCTCTTCGGGCACATTGTCCTCGTCAAACAGCTTCGCGAGGTCCGATGCGTCGCGCCGGAACGCCTGAGCGCCCGCGACCGTCGCCGGATAGGCGATTGCGACCGTGTCGGCCGTGCGCTCGACCACGTTGCCGCCGTTGTGGACGGTGAAGGTGTCGCCCGAGACGGAGTTCGTCTTGGCAGCGGTGCGGGCCGAGTGGACCGCCATGATGGCGAGCTTGTCCTCGACCTGCTCCTTGACCTTGCGGACGATCTGCATCCCGAGCGGCCTCAGGGTCGACCAGTCGACGAGCCGCTCCTGGTCGAGCGGCGGCGCCCGGTGCGAGCGGATCGGGTCGTCGATCGTGATGAGTTCCTGGTCGAACGCGAAGTTCTGACCGAGCATCTCGCTGCCGGGGATGAAGGTCTGGGCGTCCGGGCCGTCGGCGACCTGGATGAACTGGAACGACTTGCCCGCACCGACGCGCTGGTAGGCGTGGGTGTTGCCTTCGTTGTCGAAGAACTTGAGCGCGGTGTAGAACTGCGAACGAATGAACGAATCGAGCCTCATGATGAGCGCGAGGGCGCGTTCATCGGTTCCGTCGCTCAGGAAGCGCGGAGAGATTGAGTCGGCCATTTCGGGGTCTCCGTGGTGAAAGGGCTGAGCACTTCGGCCTCGCCGCGATCAGCACGAGTCGTCCGTCATGGCCGTCGGGCCGCTTGCGCGGTCGTCCGCTCGGTTACGGGCTCGTTCGATGCGAGCTTGGACTGGACGCGCACGCCGTATCTCGTAAGTCGCGCGTGCGCTGCCGGACAAATAGCGGGTGCGAGAGTCGAACTCGCTGTTGCTGGATTATGAGCCCAGCGTGGGTCCACACCCACCCGCGTCGATTCAGTTTGGATAAAAACCCCGCGCCTCCGTAATGGCGCGGGGCCGAGAAAGAGAGTTCAATCGACTGAGATCACACCGGCCTCGATGCCGCGAGCGATGAGGTCGTCCTTGCTGGCGCGGCCGTCGTGCTCAACGTCCTTGGATTCGAGGAACGCCCTGACATCGACCTTGCTCTCGAAGTCTGATGGCCTGGGTGGCGGTTGAGGCTCGCCATCCTCGGCGGTCGTGACGGTCGGCGGTTTGTTCGGAGGCGGCGCGGGCGGGGCCTTCACGTCGCCCATCTCGCCCTTGAGCCGCGCGAGCTCGGCTTGCAGTTCCTTGTTCTCGCGCGCCAGTTCGACCGGTGTTCGGGGCCGGTCCTTCGTCTCGATATGGCTCATCGCGGCGATGAACGCCTCCTCTTCGCTCGAGCCCGTGCCCTCCGCGAAGTCGCCGCCGAGAATCGAGTCGCTCAGGGTGCAAACGATGGTTCCGGGGTCGTCGCGGCCCGTCTTGCGAATCTTGAAGCGGTACGCGGCCCTGAACTCGGTGAGCCTGTTGAGGTGCGTTCGGTGTGGTTTCCACGGCATCCTGTGTTATCTCCGTCTCGCCGCGTCGGCGAGTTGCTTGGTGAGACGCTGGTACTCCGCCGAGCCCTTCTGGCCCTGTCGGTCCAGCACGTCGAGCCGGTCGCACGCCGTCTTGATGCCCTGCTCGTCGAGTCGGCCGGACGCCGGTGCGGGCTGGTCGCCTTTCACGAGCGGGGGGGCTGCGTTGGCCGCGACCGCCGCGTCGTGCGACGTCTTGAGCGCCCCGATGTAGTCCGGGTAGGTGTGCGGATTCGCCTTCACCATCTCGTTCAACGTCTTGAGCCGGGTCGGGTCCATGCCGGTGCGGGCCCAGTCGAGCAGCGCGGCCCGGCTCGCCTCGCCGCCCACGAGCGCGTCACCGGCCGCGATGGCGCGCCGAGTCGTCTCGATCGTCTGGTTGAGCAGCGCGACCTCGCCCGCCATGATGCGATCGGCCAGCTTCTTGCCGACCGACGCGCGCCCGAGCGCCTGATACTGCTCGGCGGTCAGCTCGCCCTTCTCGCTGAACTGCTTGAGGAGCGCGGCTTCCTGGCCAGTCAGCCCGGCCTTCTTGAGAAGGCCCTGCACGTCCTCGAACGCCTCGCCCGATGGCGTCGCGTCGGGGTCGGCGATCGGCAGTGTGGGCGCGTCGTCCTTGGGCGCCGGTGCGGGCTCGTCATCCTTCGGGGCGCCGCGAATCTGCTTCTCCAGGTCGAGCGCGTTGTTCGAGAACGCCTCGATCGTCTCCTCGGCCGTGGCGCGATGGAACTTCTCCGGCACCCGCTTCTTCACGTCGTCGAACTGCTCGGACGTGTAGAACGACTTGGGCGCCGGCTTCGCGTCGTCCTTGGGGGCTGGCTTCGGGTCCGGTTTCGGGTCCAGCACCGGCGTGTCGGCCGGCACGAGTGCCGGGTCGGCGGTCGGGGGCGCTCCCGGCACGGCGGGCGCATCGGGTGCGAACAGTGCTCCTGTGTGGGTCGTCATCAGTCGTGCCTCGCTGTCGGGTCGGTGAAATCATCCGTGTCGGTGTTGCTGATCCTGTTCAGGATCTCGCGCAGCCCGGACATGTCCCGCTGCTCCATCTTCTCGATGAGGTCGGTCATCATGTCCGCCTTCAGGACATACACCGGGAACAGGTCGGTGTCGGTCGTATCGTGGGTGGCTCCGGCTTCTGGCATCATGCCGCTCCTCTTGCTTGGTTGACTGCGATGTCGGCGGCCGCGCGGGCACCCTGCTCGGCCCCAGCCTGCTGGGCCTGCGCGGCGAGCGCACGCTGGATGTCACGCTCGACCTCTTCTTGTGGACGGCGCAGGCCCGGCGCCTGGATGGCGTTGTAGCGCAGCACGAGGTCGATCACGATGCCGCGATCCAGTTCGGGCAGGTCGCGCAGCGCGGGCGCGATGGTGGAGAGCTGGCCGATCACCGCCTGGAGCTTGCCGCCCTCGATCTGGCGAGCCAGCGCGGCCAGCCCGGTCAGCACCTTGATCTCCACGGTGTCGCGGCCGCCCACCCGCAGGTTCTCGATGAGCTTGCGCTCGATGAGGCGGTTGCGGGCCCGGATGGCCAGCGGGGCCTGGAGTTCCTCCGCGATCGGCGCGTAGAACCCGCCCAGCGAGCCCTCGATCTCCTTCAAGTCGACATTGACCACTTCGGTGGCGGTGGTCCGCTCGGAGTCGCGCGGGCTCGCGATCAGCATGGCCTGCTTGAGCCGGTCGTGCTGCGCGGCCTCGACCTCCGCGACGATCTGGAAGTCCTTGATGGAAGGGCCTTGGAGCCATGCGATGTCGTGGATGACGCCGTCGCGCACGTCCGCGTTCTCGATCGGCGTGCCCGACTCCTGCATGAGCTGATGAGCCTGGACGTCCGAACCGCGCCCGATGCACGGGTGCTGCTTCGACGCCAGCGCGGCGAACTGGAGCAGCCGCTCATTCAGCTTGTTGTTGGAGCGAAGCTCGCCCAGGTTGAGACGAACCCAGCCGCGGCCGTAGTGCTCGCCCTCGACCAGTTCGGCGGTCGGGTTGATCCACGGGAAGTTGTCGGGCTTGTCCTCGCGCTTCGCCTTGCCCTCACCGATCGGGATCTCGTTCCCGTTGACCTCCTGCGTCGTGACCCAGAGTTTCGTCTCGGGGTTCCACTCGACGTAGGTGTAGAGGTCCTCCATCCGCTCCTTGACGGTCTTGTCGCGCAGGGCCGTGATGTCGAGGTTGGCGGCTTCGAGCTGGTCCGGGCGGAGCGTGAGCGGGTCCAGCCGCTCGCGGATCGCGTGGTAGAGCACGTCGCAGCACGTGTCGCGCCTGGTGACGTACTGGTCGAACCTGAATCCGCGCAGCCTGAGATCGTCGTCGACGTGGATCAGCGCGTCCCCGATGATGAGCAGGCGGCTGATCGTGGTCCTGAGCACGGTGCGGAGGCCGCGACGGCGCCGGCCCCGCTTGTCGAATCCACTGTTGCCCGATTCGAGCATCGCCTGGGTGAGCATCGCCTGGAAGGTGAGCCGTTCGGCGAACTCGTGAAGCTGCTCGGGATCGACCTCGGGATCGAACTCGATCGACGGGTCGGCGACGAACTCGAACATCGGCTGGCCGGGCGGCGCGATGGTGAGCAGCAGCTCGCCCTCCAGGTTCGTCACGCCGCGCGACCCGATCGACTGGAAGTTTTCGGGCAGCTCCTGGTCGTCTTCGCCGCCGGCGTCGCCCAGGATGGGTGGAAGTACCCATGGCTTCGTAAGCGCCGCCGCGAGCTGGGCATCGCGTAGCACGTCGGATCGCGCGTCGTGGTCTTGTTTCCAGAGCGCGCTGATGCGGCCTTGCTCAGCCAGTGCGGCGCTCCTTCTGTTCTGCGGCCTGCTCGATCTCGAGGAAGAGGCTCAGCCGGCCGGCCTCGAACTGCACGAGTTCGGCCCGCTCGGCGCTCCCGAGTTCCTTATCGCGGGCCAGTTCGATGAACGCGTCCTCGCCGCGCACCCTGGGGCGCAGGGCCTCAACCACCTGGCGCAAGACCGCGACGTGGATGTCCACGAGCTTCAAGCCACCGCTGGAGGGCACCCGGAGATGAGACACGTCGAGGGACTGGGATTCCGGCACGACGGAGCACCTCCGAGCAAATGACGACGCAATCCGTCGCCGGGATCATGCCGCGAGACAGCCATCGAAACATCCGGGGCCATGTAGGCTGGGTGAGTCCTGCAGGCCAATCTACCCAGGGGGCAATCGGGGCCTGAATGTCCACCGTGCCGACGATCCGGCGATGGTGATGGGCCTCGAACTCGATCTGGGCCCAGTAGCGCAGCCCGGTCATTACCGGGTCGATCACCCCGCCATCGACGCAGATCGCTACATGATCGAAGCACGATCGCGTAAGAACGCGAATCGCCCAGGTGCCTAGATAGCGCGGATGCCGCACCCGTCGGCATAGGGGAATATCCCCAGTCCGAACAAGGTAGAGGCGCAGTTCCGAACCCCTAAGGGACATTCACCCGAGGATGAAGTTGCGTTGTTCCACGTGGAACTCATGCCATTTGTCACGAGAACGCGTACTCGGCATCGAGCACGTCGGCCAGCCGGAACGTGCCCCGGTCGGGCGGCTCGGGGATCTCGCAGTGCGGGTTGGCGTCCTGGAGGTCGCACCCGAGCTTGACGAGCAGATCAGACTGGTGGAGTCGGCAGAACTCCTCGCGGGCGAGCCGGCCGACGCGGCCGATGTCGGCGAGGTGGCTCCGGTAGCAGTCGTGGATGCCGGCGAAGTCGATGCCCTCGCCGTGGCTCCGGATGGCCGTCATGAACATGTGGGCCGCATCGAGCGTGTGGACGTAGTTCGGGGCGAAGGCCCGCCGCTGGGTTCCGCCCTTGACCCGCGTTTCGGCCTCGTGCCAGGCCACCTTGATGTCCTGAAGGGCCGTCCGAATCTGCTCCCTCGGCATGGCGCGGTAGGGCTGGCTGACCGGGAAGCCGATCACCGGCATCTCGTACTCCACCGTCACACGCCCGTAGATGCGCTCCATGCGGCCTTTCTTCGTCCTGACCCGGCGGGTCACGATCGCGTCGGCGCAACGCTCCAGCCAGTTCATGATCTCGACCGCCTTCGGGCAGGTCTCGCGGATCGCAGTGAACACGAGCGGCGGGAGGTATTTGCGGGCGTCCCGGAATAGCTCAGGGTCGACGCCGGCACGCTCCAGCATCCTGTCCATCACCCACCGGCGCCGGCACTCGTGCGGGTTGATCCCGAACGCCTTGAGCATCTTGGCGGTCAACTGCTTCCGGGCCCCGATCGCGGTCACGCCGTACACCGTCGTCATGAACGGCTGCTTGATGAGGTCGTCGTCGAGGATCGGCAGGATGAGCTTGGCGTGCGGCATCCAGCGGGCGTCCTGCTCGACCTGGGGCAGGATGCGATCGACGCCGTCGCGGTAGATCCGCTGGGGCCGCTCGCACGGGGTCAGGTTGACCGCCCGGGCGCCTTCGGGATCAAGCCCCAGCGCGGCGTAGTGCTGAAGCCCGTTGCACGTCCCGTCGATCTCGGCCGACAGGTGCTCGGCGGGCTCGGTGTTGCCCTCGCGGAACTTATGGAGCGCGTACGCCGCCGCGGCGAACTGGAACGGTTTGTCGGCGTCGCGCCAAACTTCCGGGAACTCGAGCGGCTTCGTGGCCGCCAGCGTCACCTCGGCCATGTGGTCCTCGGTCCAGGCGATCCGCTCATCGAAGGTCGCCTTGTCGAATCCGAACGTGTTGGCGACGTGGATGTAGAGCGCCCGGACGGCGCCGTCGTCCAATGGTCGCGGCCTCGACCACCGGAACAGCGAGCGAGACACGTCGTCGCCCTGGTGATTCAGGTGCGGCTCCGGGTAGGCCCGGCCGGTGAAGTCCAGGTGGTGAGGCACATAGATCGCTCGCCGGTCCTTCAACTCGCGGGCGATCGTTAGCCGCTGCTCGAACTCCTCTCGCAGGCCCGACAGCGCGATGTTGCGCGCGTATGCCTCGGACCGCGCGCTCTTGTTGGCCCTGATGACCATCTCGTCGGTCGACGCGACCTCTGGCGGCATCGGGACGTTGTCGCGCGGCGGGATCGTCGACACCTCCCACCCGCGCTTGCGGCACTCCTCGATGAGCCAGTGGGCGTGGCGGTCGATCTGCTGGGCGGGCGCGTTCACACAGTTGAGACCGTGGAATATATTGCCCAGATCGGTCCGCTCCAGCGCGGCGCGCTGGGTCGGGCGCATCTTGCTCACCATCGCGGTGCGGACCTTGAGATAGCCGCCCTCCTGAATCGTCCCGTCCTCGCGGTAGGTCCATGTCACGGGCGGGCACAGCATCGGCCAGTGTCGCGGACGCATCGTCTCGCGGGCACGGTGGCCCTCGTCGATCACGTCGTAGAGGCTCGGGTCCGCCAGGATGTACGCGATTCGATGACGCCGCACGCGGCGCAGGACGCGGTGGAACACCAACTCGCCGTCGATCGTCGCGGTCTCCATGAGGCAGCCGAACAGCATCGCGCCGAGCGAGATCCGGGTCTTGGCTTCCCGCCGGCCGTCGTCACGGAGCTGGGCGTACCAGTGATTGAACTCCGCCGGCCTGATTACGCGGTACCTCCGCAGGTAGTCGCTCACCTTGATGTCGGGGTCGCGAACCGCCGCGATATGATTCATTTCGGTGAAGACCGCGCGGCCCACCGAGTTCGCGACCACGATCGACTTCTGGTCGCGCTCGCCCTGGAGGAATGCGTTGAACGTCGCGTACATGGTCAGGATCGACAGCCGCTGCGCCCATCGCGGGGCGCCGTAGGTCAGGATGTCGCGGTACAGCCCGACGCCATTGCCCCGGCCGCGCTTGGCGCGGCGCCGCTCGAGGATGATCCGCCGCGTCAGGCTCGGGTGCCAGTAGACCATGAGGCGCTCGACCGGCTTGAGCGACGTGACCTCGCCCCGCCGCGTGGCGTCCGCGACGGCCTTGCGGTATCGGTCGACGCCCTGGGAGATCGCCTTGGTCTCCAGCGCGATCTGCTCGCGGATGATGGAGTCGCCCAGGAGTGGTGATTTGAGGGTCGCTTCCGTGCGCATTGATCTCTCAGTTGAACAGAAGGTGTCCTATCGGACCTTGCCCCGATTCGCCCACTCGCGCAGAGCGTTGATGACGTCGTGAGCTTCGTGAGCGACAATGGCGTGGTGCTCACCCATGCCAAATGAGGTAAGGAAACCGCCGCCACTCTGCGCCTCCGTGACGATTACGCATCCTGCCTCCTGCGGAACGATTCTTGTGATGCTCCGCAGGTCCACCATGCCCACGCCGCGGTCCAGGTATCGCACGAACATTCGCGGACCACCACCAAGATCCACGATCTCCAGCGCCGTCAGCCCGCTTCCCGTGGTCGACATGTCATTCGCCATCGCAAGCTCCTCAGTCGTCGGTCCCCAAAGAACGGTCCATCCGCTCGCTCAACTCCTCTACGTCGTCCGGCGTCCATGCTGGGCAATGACGACACGCGTACCACCATTCGTACCCGGCGCGCTGTGCCGGTGGCGGGTCGTCATCATCCGACGCTCCCGGCAGCCAGCAATGCGTCCCGTCGCACAGGGTACAGGCAACCGGACACTTCTCGCCCGCATCGAAGATCCGCTCGCCCAGTGCGCCGATCGTGTTCGTCATGGTCATCCTTCTCGGTCCTTCGCCCTCACCGCGTCCACCGCGAGGCGGAGGCAGGTGTCGAAGTCGGCGTGGGCGACATCCATGCCTATGTGATACATTCCGTCACGACCTTTACGCAGAATCCATGCCCTCGCCATCAACCACTGCACCGCCCGATCGCGGTGCAGGGCGTGGGCGACGTCGGTGTCCTCGCGCAACGCTTGATCTTCGCCACCACACCACCACCAATCTTCCACGTCGGCGTTGCAGACCAGATACCTGCGCCCACCACGCTTCGTCGGCCTCAACTCCGGCACGTCATCTACAAGCTCGTGCCACTCTCGGGGCTCAGGCATCACTCCCCCTCCGTGCCGCGTGCGAGGGCGGCGTCGTGCTCTTCCTTGTCGTTGCCGATGGTCTCACAGTAGAGGTTCTTCTGCTCCGTCGTCATGGCTCGATATCCGCAGTCGAGATAACCCGAGTGGATCCACGCATGGCGCACCAGTTCCCTCAGCCGCTCAATCTCCGCAAACAGGCCGCCGACGCTCTTGTTTCGTTCGGCACAAAGACGCGCCATTCGGTGCGCCTCTCGGTCTTGTTCCCCCACGCGCTTCTCGGCGGCTTCGAGGGCGTCGGCGGCTTGCTCAAGTGTGTCGGCTGTATTATTTGCGGAGGTGGCGTCAAGTTTGGCGCCCCGGTATCGCTCGACGAGCAGTTGCAGGGATTTGGCTCGATGTCGAGCGTCTGAAATGATCGCCTCATTCTTCACCATCTTCGCCTCCAATCACAGTCTCCGCCGCGAGCAGCAGGGCTTCGGAGTAGGTGTCGGCCCCCGCGAAGCCGGTGAACTCAGAGCGTTCGTATGTGTCCCACGACTCAGTTCCGTCGTCCCATTCGATGTGCAGTCCATGCTCCTTCGCCAGCCACTCCGCGATGTTCCGCTCGATGAGGGCGTGGGCGACAACGTCCGCCACATCGTCAAAGTGATGTCCAACCTTTATCCAGACGAAGGACCATCCGTCGCCATATCGAAGTTCGAGCGCACCTAACATGACTACCAACTCCGGCACCCGTTCAATCAACTCCGCGTGTCGGTCAGGCATGGGGAGGCTCCTTGTCATCACACGGGATGATGCGCACCTCGGATGGAGGGCCGTAGTTCCAGCGAACGTGCGATATGATCTCCTGCACTCGCCGGAGCTTCATGCGCATCGCGTTGTTCAGTAGGTCGGGGGCACAAGTCATACGATCGGCAATGGCAGGCAGAAGTCGCTCCAGTTCCGCCAAGTCCTCTTCGTGAATCTGAAACATCTTCCCCATCACCAATCTCCCTTCGCAGCTTCGGCAGCTTCGGCAGCTTCTCGGGTGGAGTAGCACTCAGAAATCGGGCACACGACATCGCAAGCCCCAGCCGGACTCACGAAATCCGCCGCATCCTCCGCATTCAGGGCCATGAACAGACGGTCGGGATACTTCGGGTGGAACAGACAATCAATCTCGGGGATGGCAGGCATCCCATCAGCGGTCACGCCCAGCTTCGCCACCACTTCCCTCAGCCTCAGCAGCTCGTCCGCCATCCCCGCGTACTCGCGAAGCAGGCGGGAGGTGTCGCGGTGGCGGTGGTCGGCCATGCTGTTTGGGACAAGGCTCTGCGACAGGCTTTCATTCCACTCCGCCAGTTCAATCGCTCGCTCGGCGTCAGTCGGCATTGGTTCCGTATCCTTTCAGTCGCACCGGCTCGACATCCGAACGCACGTACAGCGGGTGTTTCGGCGAGCCATCTTTATTGATCGCCAGCGCCATCGGATCGCAACCGCTACTTACCAACATCCTGCCAACCTCAAAGCCCCTGCCAAGATAGCAGGCGTGGCGGCCCCAGGCGCAGACGACACGATCGAGATTTATCGCCGCGTCAAGGATCGCGTCGTCGTTATCAGGCCCAACGGGGTCGTCGTGGTGTCGAAGTGATTGAGGATTCGTCGCGCGGAGTGCGAACAGGTTCACTACCGCCAAGCCGCCGAATCCCCACGCCTTCGAGAATGCGATGCACCGACGAATCGTGGGATCATCGGTGTCGGCGTCCGCCGTGCTCGGGTTGAGCATCACCCAGCAGCAGTGACCGCCATCGCCCCAGTTGCGTGTTAGGAGATAGCGATACTGTCCGCACTCGCTGATGGTAGCGGTTCCGCCCATCACGTCACTCCTGTAAACAGCGGCGCGTCGCCAGCCGCGTCGGTGCGGTGTGTGTCGGGGCTCATGCGATGGCCTCCCGAACGGCCTTGGCGATCGCGCGGCCCATCGGGAGCGGGACGCCGTTGCCGACGGCTTGCAGTTTCGCTCGCATCGTGAAACCCGGCAGGTCGAAGTCGACTGGCAATCCCTGTTGCTCGCACAGCTTTGGAATGGCGGCTTCGCTGCGGTAGCCCATCGTGCCCATCGGCTGCTTCTTCCGCTTGCCGCTTCCCCCGATTGCGATGCTCGGCTTTCGAGCGCACGATCCGCCGCCCCCCGTCGCGGCGTACTCGAACTCGGGATGCTCGAACACGACCGTCTCGACGCCAAGGATGCGTCGCTCTCCCCGATGCCCGAATGACCATCGGCGTGTGCGGCTCTGCTTCTCGCCGAGTTGACGGTTGTTGAGAAGGAAGTCGTGGACCTCGTAGCCATCGACGGCCGGCACGGGAGCGGCTGGCACCTCCTCCATCACGAACCAGGTCGGAGCCGCTTCATTGATGCACCGCTCGAACTCCGGGATGAGGTTGCCGAACTTCGGCTCGTAGCCGTTGTGACGGACCATATGCGAAAGCGTGCTGAACGCCTGGCACGGCGGCCCGCCAATCACCCCATCGAACTTCCCCGCCGGCGGATGGAAGCGCCTCACGTCTCCGCCCCACAAGCAGTCAGGCCCTCGGACGACACAGAAGCCCTCCTGCTCGAAGGCCATGTCCAGCAGGCCGATACCAGGGAACAGGCTCAGCACCAAGCACTCGCCGACGTGGATGTCGCGCGTCACGACGTGGACTCCGTTTTGCGCCAGCGCGGCCACGGCATCTCCCACCAAGCGCATCCCTCGGAGAAGTCGATGCGCGAGTTGCAATCAACAAGAGGATCGTCAGACCACTTGAAGCCGAATGCCTTGGCCCACGGCCACTCGACATACTCTTCTTCGATGGAATCGAACACGTTGTCAAGCCAATCGTGTGGGACCATCGGATTTTGCTGGTCCCAGTTCGACATGCTCCATCGCGAGTCGATGCGGACGACGAAGTAGTTGGGCCGGAACATGATCGGCGCGAGACCCAGTAGCTTCCGACCGTCGCCGAACACCTGCGAGACGAGACGCGGCACTACGAAATGCCGCTTGCCCCAGAGGTAGGCGCACGTTCGCCGCTCGATGAGTTCGCGGAGCTTGTGAGTCGCCCTCGGGCTCATCGTTGGCGCATCGTGCCATTCGATTTGCGACCTGCTCACTTCGCGCCCTCCATCTCCACGGCCGCCAGCAGCGTCGCGCGGAGCGGGTCGGGGTCCTGGGCAAGCATGTCGTGGTCGGGGCTGTACCAGCCAAACGCCTCGCAGTGCATCGTCCCGCGCTGTACGATTTTGCGGAAGTCGTAATACCCAGGCCCATCTGTCAGCGCCACCGCCGCCGCCCAGGCGATGATTTCAAGGTCTCGCTGCGATGGTCCGTTCGGCCCTTGGTCTGCGGGATGGAACGGAAACCACGCCGCGTCCCTCAGCTTGAGCGCAAGGTCGATGTTGGTCATGGAAGCCTCCTGAACTCGACGGGCCATACCCACGGGTTATCATCCCACGAGCAGCCGGGGCGATTGCCGTTGAGGTGGTCCCAGTAGTACGCAAAATCGTTGATGAACATTTCGCCCGGCGCCGAGTCTATCGGTTGTCGTGGCACGCCCTCCGCCTTCGCATCCGCCTCGCTGATGCACTGAAGCTTCTCGACCCGCACGCTCACGACTTCGAGGGTGATACGCGAGGCTCGGCGAGGCATGTGGATGGAGGGACGCCAACGTAAACCCGTTTGCTCATCATCCCACCCAGAATCGGTAGCTCGATACAGAATCCCATCATCTTCGGGACATCCAGTGCCATCCGATTCTGGAGCCCACGCCTCCCTCACCCACAGCCGGTCGCCGGGCACTCCGAAGGGGCACGTCACACCGCGCGGGTGCGGCTCGCATCGACACCCACCAGTCGGCGAGGCATACGCCCATCCAGAGCTAACGTAATGGCATGACCCAACGCCTTCCAGCGGGCAGTTGCGAATGACCCGGCGAGTCTGCGTCTTGCGCCCGTCGAGAATCGCTCGCACCATCGGCGCGCTGAAAGGAATGGGCCGCTCGCGGACCTTGGTGTTGGTCATGGCGTGGCGTCCTTCGCGGCGGTCCAGGCGGCGAGGGCAGCGTGCGCCTCGTCGTAATCATCGAGCGCATTGAAGTTGCCACCGATGATCGCCGTCAAGTGATCCCCCGCCTCCACCAGCGGGGCGAAGTGACGCGTGATGATCTCGGCGTGTTCAGAAAGCGACTCATCATCCAACAGGAACTTACGGAATCTATCTGACACGGCCAAGACTTCCATCAGCTTCTTGATCCGCGATTCCGCAATCTCCCTCGCCGCCTTCTCTGCCGGGGTCATGTCAGCCATTGCGATTCTCCAGAAATGCACGCGCGGCCGCGACGAGGGGGGAGGGGTCAAGCTTGACCTCTGACATCGTCGCGCCGTGTAGAAGGGCGCGAAACGGCTGGGAACAATCAATGCCGGCATTCGCACGATCGACGCCGACGTGATTCCTCACAAGCCACGCCAGCCACCTGTCGGCGCGAATGATCGGATCGGTTTCGGCGCTGACCATGTGTGGCCATGAGCCAAGCGGGACCGCCGCCTCCAGCGCCGCCACCGCTTCGGACTCGGTCGTGATGTCAGGCATTACATCTCCTGTCGTGCAAGGAACTCGATCAGATGCTCGGGCCGGAACCGAATGTGCTTGCCGACCCGGCAACCGCCAAGTCGGCCATTCTTACGCAAGCGGTCGATGGCCTCGGGCGCGAGCCGCAGGAACTCCGCGGCCTCGTCCTTGGTCATGACGGACGGGCAGGGCGTCCCGTCTGGCATGCGCGGCGTTGCTTGGGCTTGCTCCGGGGTCATCCGGCCCTCCTGAGCGGCGCGTTGTCGATGAGGGCCTGCACGTCGTCGTGACCGGCGCCGTCGTGCTTCCACTGGCGGATGTCCTTCACGGGCGGGTAGATCACCTGGGTCCTGATCCAGTTGCTCGATAGCAGCTCGGCCAACTTCTCGGCGAACCGCACACCGTCGCCGCGCTTGTCGAACGCCTCGCCCACGACCACCGCCGCGCGGTCCTCGCGCCTGAACCATTCGAGCACGTACCCGAACCCGGCCTGCGCGCACGGGCGCCCGATGGCGGCGTAGCCCAGGTCCAGGCACGCGGCGGTGTCGGTCGGGCCCTCGGGGATGAGCACAGGACCATCGGGCATAGCGGCGGGCAGGAAGATGCCGTTGCGAGAGCCCTTGACGGCCCACTTGAAACCGGACGGGCGGCGGAGACGGATGCCGATGTAGCACCCGTCGGCGTCGCTCATGGGGAATGCGGCGGCGTCGTGGCCCCGATTCCATCTCGTACCGAGGGCGAGCAGTGATTCCCACGAAACGCCAATATCTTGACCAATCCAAGCGCACGCCTCTGACGCATACAGCATGAGTTCCAGGGCCGACCCGACATCCAGCTTCACTTCCGGCTCTCGCGCCGGCATCCGCCTGACGTACTGCCTCACGTCCTCGCGCAGGACATGAACATAGCCCAGGAAGTTGCCGGCCTTCGACCACCACTCGCGTGCGCAGCCCTCCCACACGCGCGGGCAAACCGCCTGGGTGCCGTCGCGCTTGATGAGGCACCAGTCCGGCCCGTCGCAGATCGGGCAGCGCTGGCGGCGTGTGACTCGTGCGTAGTCGGTGGGGAGGGGCATTAGCCAGCCTTCGACTTCCGTTGTGCGCCGCCCTTCTCCGTCACCTTGCGCATCGCATCGAACACGGGCCGGTACTTCGCCATGCTGGCGAACGTCGAGTATCGAGCCTGCATCGAGGCCAGCTCCTTGAGCATCGTGGCCTCCATGCGCTTGGTCATCTCGCCGTCCGAGAGAACCGACATCACGGGCCGATAGCCGGTGCCGTCGACCCGATCGCCGTCGAGGCTCGTGAAGGCCCGAACCCTGAACACGTCGCCCGCGCCGTCGGGAATCATGATCTTCACCGACATGATGAGGCGGCGAGCGCAGATCAACGGGTACTCGCGTAGCGCCGTCTCACGATCGAACGCACCGACCGCGTCGAGCCGCCTGCGGATCTCGCTGTCCTTGTTGGCCTTCGCGTACTCAACCACATCGGACGGTTTGATGAGCCCGTCGTTCTCGTCACAGAGCCGGTGAAGCTCCTTCTTGACACTGTCCACTACCTTTGCCTTTGCCATCTAAGAACTCCTTGTTTGTGTGAAATGCCTGCCTTGCCCGGCCGCGCCATGCCATACCCGGCCTCGCCATGCCTGCCGCGCCGGACCTCGCCTGGCCTCGCCGTGCCATGCCAAGCCAAGCCTGCCCAGCCCCGACACACCATGCCCGGCCGTGCCGTGCCTGCCCAGCCCGGCCCGGCCGCGCCCCACCTTGCCTTGCCTGCCATGCCCAGCCGCACCGCGACACGCCACGCCCAGCCTTGGCTCGCCTGCCGTGACAGGCCGTTCCTCGGCTCGTCCCGCCGAGCCATGCCTGCCGTACCGCGACTCGCCGCGCCAAGCCGTGCCATACCTTGCCTGCCATGCCAATCCACTCCATGTCGAGTCGGGCCTTGCCTTGCCTGCCTTGCCAGCCCAAGCCTCGCCTGCCACGCCCAGCCAGTCCTCGCCATGCCTCGCCCGGCCCGGCCCGGCCCAGCCTGCCATGCCACTTGCATCATGAGACCTTGATGTCAAAGAGACCCCAGCCCTGACCGTTGCTCTGCTTCGAGAACGGACGGCCCTCGCCGATCCCGACCTGCAAACCGGCGCGCTGGAGCAGATTCGTAACGTCCTCGATCGTGAACTGATCGGCGTCCCAGCGAATCGTCACCTTCGCCGACCACTTGCGCCACATCGGGCGCACCCGAATGTCGATCACGCCCGTAGAGAGGCGAACCGCCGACTCAATCGGCTCGGGCTTGCCGATCAGCTTGACCATCGGCGTTCCGTCGTCCGCATCGAACCCGTCGGCCACGACGAACACCGACATCTTCGCCATCGTCATCTTCGCGCCGGTGAGTCGGCACGCATCGATCATCGCGCATCGGAACGCCGGGGCCGGAATCCCGTGCCATCCCTCCTCGCTGATGTGCATCGCCCCCTTGTAGGCGGCGTCGAAGTCCTTGGGGGCACGCTTGCGGCCCGTATTCTTCGCGGCCTGACCGGCTTCCTGCGTCTCCTTCATGAGCTTCCGAGCCTTCTCGGAAAACTTGTGCTGCACGTATGGCGACTGGCCCACGATCTCGAACACGGCCATCTGGAACTTCGGCGCGCTGATCGCGACGCTGGCAGGCTTCATCTCCTTGACCCTGGGCGCCTCGCCGTTGTCGAGTTGCTCAGAAATGCGGGACCGAGACTTCGTTGCTGACTTCATTGCGATTCTCCTGTTCTATTTGGTTTCACGCCCCGACCTCCTCGGGCTTCTTCCACCCGTTGGCCTTCAGTTCGCCGATGTGCCTGTTCGCCTCGGAAAATGTCATGTTCTCGGTCTTGTATCCGTGCTGTCTCAATTTCCTGACTTGCTTGTATGTCGCCAGCCCAGCCTTGCGGCGCCGGATGATCTCTGTGATGAGCTGTCCCACCTGAGCGCGAGACATGCCCTCGGTGCTAATACCAGCCTTCCCACAGAACGCGACCTGCTTCTCGGTCGGGTGCTTGCCCACGTCCCATTTGCGCTCGCGCTGCACCGGCAGGTCGAACACGTTGAACGGGTCGACCGCGTAGGTCTGGTAGTCCACCTTGCCCTTGACGTGGCGGCGCCTCGCCGCTTCGTCGGCGTCTCGCTTCTTACGGGCCCTGATCTCGCGCTCGGCGTCGTCGAGCGCCTCGGTGACGTTGCGGCCCGGCGCCGACGCGGCCTTGCGCTGGGCGAGTTCCACCACCTCGTCCTCGTAGTTGCCGCCCAGGATGTCGCAGGCGGTCATGAGCTTGTGCTGCCCTGAGTTGCCCACGAAGTCCAGCACTTCCAGGTAGGGCTTGCGGCTGGCGCGAATCTTCTCGACCCGCTCGGACTCGACAGCGATGTCCTCGACCAGACCTGGCAGCGGGCGCGTGCCCCGGCCCACCATCTGCGCGTACTTGGCGCGGCTCTTGGTGGGCCGGCACATGCAGACCAGCTCGATGAGCGGCTCGTCGAACCCCTCCGTGAACACGTCGACGTTCACCAGGAACTGGAACGCGCGGGTGCGGAACGCGAGCAGGGTTTCGGATCGCTCGGTCTTGTCGGTGGCGCCGCAGATCCAGCGGGCCTTGCCGGGCCGGTGCCGGTTGATGATCTCGGCGAGCATCTCGGCCTGCGCGACGCTCTTGGTGAACACCAGCGTCTGGCGCCACTTGGCGAGTTCGATGATCGGCCCGGCCATCTCGTGCAGGACCTTCTCGTGCTCGAGCACCTCGGCGAGTTGCTTGCCGTTCAGGTCGCCCGCGATGGTCCCGACGCCCGAGAAGTCCAGATCGCGCACGTGTACGCAGGTCTGGTGCACGTCGACCAGCCAGCCGTGGTCGATGCCGAACCGCATGTCGTAGTCGAACGCGACGGAGCCGTAGACCCGGGCGAGCGCGGCCTCGTCGAGCCGGTCGGGCGTGGCCGTGACGCCCAGGTGGGGCACGTCCTTGAAGTGGTCGTAGATGCGTCCGTAGGTGGCCGCGACGGCGTGGTGGGCCTCGTCGGTGACGAGCAGCGCGAAGTCGGCCGGATCGTACTTGCGGAGCCGGTTGATGAGCGTGTCCTTGCTCGCGACTACGCACGGGGCGCAGTGATACATGTGCGTGTCGGCGACCTCGGCGGCCATCTCGATCTCGACCTTGTCGCCCGTGATGGCCTCGATCTTGTCGGCCGCCTGACGCACCAGTTCCTCGCGGTGGGCGATCACCATGACACGGCCGCGATCGGCCGTGCGGTGCGCGACGTGCGCGAAGATGACCGTCTTGCCGAGTCCGGTGGCAGCTACGCCGAGCGTGGATGAGCCGCGCTGGGCGAGCTGCTCCATGACGGAATCGACGGCGGCGAGCTGGTAGTCGCGGAGGATCAAATCTGGTTCTCAATGTCGTGCAATGCGGTTCTAATCTCGCTAATCGCTCCTCCAATCACGAGACTCGCTTTACTGGCAAGATGCTTGCTCTTCACCATCAGCGGCCAAACCGCTTCAGCAGCTTCCCGCGTCGCGCGGTCGTTCGGGAACGCGATGTAGGGCGCGCGCGGATCGTCGCAGTCGGCCCATTCCCTCAGCGCCTCAAGATCGATCGTCATGCCGCGTTTCCTTTCTTTTTCGCCGTCTTGTGCGCGCGCTTCGTCACCCAGCCCGAGCCTTTGCAGGCTTTGCAGTTGTTGTGCTCGCAGTTCGGCCAGTACGGACACGCGCCGAACGGCTGCTCCATGTCAAGGGTCTTCTTGGCGTTCCGGATCGATTCCTCAAAGGTCGAGATCGTGAACCGCGCCCACCTGGGCGAGCCCGCCTTGACGAGCGCGTTGACCTGGCGCTGGATGCCCTCGAGCCGCTGGTAGAACTCGAGGAACTCGACCTGGGCAGCGAGCTGGTCCGCTGCCTCGCGGGTCCTGATCGTGACACCGTGCAGGTCGACGCCGTAGGTGCCGTCCGGGCCCGGCTTGGTGCGGGTGGGGGTGGGTGGTCTCTTCTTCGCCTTGGCGTCCTTCTCAGCCCGGTTGAGGCTCTTCTCGCCCTTGGCGACCTTCTCGGCCTCGTCGGGGTCGTCCTCGGCGAGCTTCTTCGCCTTGGCGACGGAGCTTCCCGACACACCGAGTTGAGCACCGGCACGGTGCGCGGCCTTGCCATCGTCCCGGGTAGGATAAATTTGTCCTACCCGGTCCTTGCCGCCTCCAGCGGCCATTCGTTGCCGCGCAAGCTCGGCCTCGATCTCGAGCAGCTTCTGGGCCACCATTGCCCGCTGGCCCTTGGTGAGATCGCGCCGATGACGGTTCATGCTCATGACGAACTGGCCGGGGGTCTGCCCCTCGTAGGCCGGAGCCCATTCGACGGATGGGCAACCGGCCCCGGCCTGACGAGCCGCCCGGTGTCGGTGGCGCCCGTCGAGGATCTTGTCCTCGTGCATCACGATGGGCACCAGGACACCGTGCTCGGCGACATCGTCGACGAGCGCCTGGTACTCGTCCCGCGGCATATCGGGGAACGCCAGCGCGAGCGGGTGCGGGTCCAGGTCGGTGATGATCGTCTCGGTGGCCATCAGCGACCCTCACCAGGAGGGCAGGCACGCGCGATCTCGTTCCAGTCGGCCTCGGTGAACTGGTCCTCCGGGATGTTGCGGGTGTGCTCGTGGACGTCCAAGGCGTTGTTGAACGCCTCGGCGTCGCCGACGCCATGGTCCATCCACCACTCCCACGCCTCGTTCTTGCTTTTGACGAGGTTGAGTTCGACACGCTCTGGAGCGGCGCCCCACCTGCGCAGCGGTCGCTGCGGCGCCGACATGGACGGGGCAGTCTGGGCGGTCTGCGCCGCCGGTGCCGACTTGGGCGGGGCGGCCTGGGTGGTCGGCGCCGGCGGCGCACCGCGCGGCCCGCGCGGCTTGCGGACCCGGATGCCGCCGACGAGCTTGCCGCCGAACTGGATGGTGGGGTCCTTGTAGAGTTCGATGACCGTGCCGGCCCATTGCTCGTCATCGGCGTCCGCGGGATCTTCGCCCCGGACCCCGAATGCGATCTGGTCCCACACGGTCGGGCCGGCGACCAGCAGCCGGTGGTCCTCGACGAAAGAGAAGACTCGCTTCTGGGTGGTCTTGCCGTCCTGCTCGAAGTCGCGCCACTTCATGCCCTCGATGGTCAGCACCAGTCCGGCGCCGACGTCGTCCTGCTTGAAGAACTCTCCATTGCCCGATGAGATATCGCTGCGTCTGGCCATTGCTACTCCTGTTCGATCGTCATGCGGCACTTCACCGCGACCACTTCGTACTTCGTCCCCGGCGTTCCGGACTTCTTGATCCACTTGCGGGCCTTGTCGGTGCTCGGGAACGTATCGATCGTTTTGCTGTCGGTCCTGACCTGCACCTCGCCGCCCCGGCCGTAGTCCTCGATCGTGATCTTCATGCGTGAGTGTCCTTTCCTGATGTCGTTTCGCGTCGCCATCCAGTTGTCTCGCTATGAACAGGAGTGCTTCGACCTGGTGCTCGTCCTCGGACTCGTCGGCCATCGCGCGCAGCTCGAACGCCATGCCAGCCCTCTCGTCGCCCCCGACCGCAACGGCGTGGCGGCCGGCGCGCACGAGGCGCCTGATGTTGAGATCGTGGTGGCGTGCTGCTCGAAGTGACTTGAACATGGGTGTCAGCTCGCTGCATTGATGACGCCCGCCACGATCAGCACCCACACCGCCAGCGACAGCGCCGCAAACGCGAGGAGCGCGTCCCTGCGCACGGTTATGCCCGGCCTGCCTTGGCCGCCTCGCACGAGAGATTCGGCGCGCATCGAACGCGCACCGCTGCTATCACGG